TTCTAGAGGTTTGTGGAGGCGTTAAGCTAAACGACCCAAATCTTCTGGCGGCAGCGGCGGAGGCTCTTGGAAAGAACTATACCTAGCGAAACTTGAACCCGAAGCCTTCCTCCTAGGAATGTGGAAGAATTTTGATGAGCTTGAGGAAAACATCACCGTAGAGGAACTCAATCATATTCTGGAAGCAGCCAGGGAGCAGGAATACGAGCGCAAGAAGTTCGCTGCCGCTCTCAAGGGAATTGACCTGGACAAGGAGAGCAAGCGAGAGCAGGACACTCCGTCGTTTGAGGATATCAAGCGCAGGGCGGAAGCCAAGGCTCGCGGAATGACCGAGGAACAAATCGAGTTCAGCGAAATTGGAATCGCGGTTATCGAAGAATAATTTATAGGGACTGACTAAAATAGACAACATTCAGATTAGGTTTAGCGCCGCAGCGGACTTTTCCCCGGTCCACGCGGAAATTACGCGACTGAACCAACAGCTCGCTCTGTTGCAGCGACAAATGGCCGCCAGCCTTACGCCTACCGGAGTAAACTCAATCCGCCGGGGGTTCCGTAGGGATATCGCTGAACTCAATGACTTCCACGTTGAGGCAGTGCGTACGCGGTCCGCCACCTCGCAGATGACCGAAGCGCTAACCAAGAATGAACAATCTCTATGGAAGTCTATCAAGGCTCGCAAGCTGTACAATCAGGTATTGCGTGAGCAGTTTACCTTGCAGCAGGCCACAACAGTCCAGTGGCACCAGAATGCCATGGGTCAGACCCGCGCGGATTTGATTGTTCCTCGCGGTGTAACCCCCGAGATTGACCGAATGACAAACTCCCTCGGGGCAAACCTCAAGGCTCTCCGTCTAGCCAACCGTGGCACTGCCGAATACTCGGCGGCTGCCAAGCTCCTGAGCACACGAATTGCTCTTGCAACTGCGACCATCGCGTCCGGCTCCCATCAGATGATTAACTGGGGTAAGAACACCCAGTGGGCCGGTCGTCAGCTTATGGTCGGTTTCACAATTCCTTTCGCCGCATTCGGTGCCCTTGCCGGTGGACTGGCATATCAGGTTGACAAGGAACTAACCCGCATTGTCAAGGTCTACGACACCACCGCCAAAACTGCGGCTGGCAAGGCAGAGGAGCTACAAAAGCTCCGTGTTGAATCCATGCAGATGGGCACCGAGGCCGCAAAGCGCTATGGTGTAGCTCTAAAGGATACCCTAACCGTCGAAGGTGAATTGGCGGCGGCGGGTCTACAGGGTCGTGACCTAACGCGCGGTGCTGCCGAGGTTATGCGTGCTGCAACTCTCGGTGAGCTTGATTATCAGCAGACCGTAAAGGCCACCATTGCCCTCCAGTCCATTTATGGATACAGCACCGAGGAACTTGCCGATAAGTTCAACTACCTGAACTCTCTTGAGAACGCTACCAACCTATCGATGCAGGATATGGTTGACGCTATTCCTCGCGCTTCCGGTTCTCTCCAGCAGATGGGTGTAACCCTCGAAGAAACCGGTGTTCTTATGGCTGCGATGAAGCAGGCCGGTGTTGAAGCTGCCCAGGGTGCCAACGCCCTTAAGTCAGGTATGAACCGAGTTCTTAACCCATCCAAGAAGGTTAAGGAAGAACTGGCAGAAGTCGGCATCAATATCGTAGCTCTAGTGGACCAGGCCGGGGGTAACTTCTTCAAGGTCATTCAGTTGCTCTCCAGGGAAATGGAGGGAATGAGTGACCTCCAGCAGGGTAGAATTATCGGTTCCCTATTCGGTACCATGCAGATGAACCGTATCCAGGCGGTTATCAAGGGTCTCGGTCAGATTAACGACGAAACTACTCAGGTAGGTCGCGCATTCAAGGTTTCACAACAGAATGCCCAGGAATGGGGTGCGACCGCCAGCTACGAGATGAGCCGTATTCAGGATTCCGCATCTGGTAAGTTCAAGCGTGCCCTGGAAACCATCAAGGCTGAGCTTGCTGATGTCGGTGAGCCATTCCTCAAGATTGGTGCCACCATTCTTACCTGGGTCGGCAAGCTAGTTAGCGTCTTCAACAACCTTGGTGACGGTGCTAAGACGACAATTGCCTCGATTATGCTTATTTTCGCGATTGTCGGTCCGCTCATTATGATTACTGGTCTCTTTGCCAACATGCTTGGGCACGGTCTTAAGGCCCTGGTCATGATTGGCAACTTCTTGTCGAGAACCAGGATTATGACTGCGGAACAGCGTGCCCAGCAAATGATGTCCGAGCGTTCCGCTATTGCTTGGAGCAACCAGGCTCATGCCGCGCAGGCTCTTTCCGGACAGCTCCAGCTACTTACCAGAAGTCTCCAGAACGTCGCTCTAGCCCAGCATAACATCGCTAATCCTACCGCGCCTCTTACCATGCGTCAGTTTGTTGGACAGCAGGCCGCCGCGCACGCTGCCGCTCAGATGGGCATGGTCCCTGGCCGTGGTGGAAGTTATCGTCAACCGAGCGGTCAGCCAATGACCCCTGCCCAGGCGCGGCAGTTTGCCCAGCTCCAGCAGCAGGCTGCGAGTGCTTCTCAGACAACCGCAAATAACGCCGCTCGCACAAACCGTAGTTTCGGCGGTATTGTTACCGGTGTGGCCGCCATTGGCGCAATCGCATCCACCTGGGCCATGATGGAAGGTCACACTGACAGCATGTTGATGAATATTACCAACGCTGCTTTGATTGCAGCCACCGTTGGCCCACTGCTAGCCCGTGGATTTTCTGGTGGAGCAATGGCGACAGCGCTTGCTGATTTTAGGAGCGCCTTCGGGGCCGGTCGCACTGGTTCTGGTCGCACCTCCGGTATCGGCAGAATGGCCGACGGATTCACGGCGGCGCTCCGTCCGGCCGGTCGTCTCCTATTGGTGGTAAGTCGGTTCGCGGGAATCGTTGGAATTATCGCGGGTATCGGATGGGCTATTGCCAAGATGGTTGGCGATATGCAAAGGCTCCAGGAGAAGCAGGAGAATATCAACAACTCCGCCAAGGATTGGGCCGAGGTTCTCGGATTTGTCTATGAAGAAGCCGCTGCCATCGAAAAGGTCAATGGGAAGACCGTAAACAACTACGACGTAATGGCCGGAAAGATGCGTGAGCAGAACGCAGACCTTGCCGAAAGACTCCGAATGCTTAAGGACGAGGGCCGGGAGTGGGATGTTATCAACGAGGCTATCGATGAGGGCCTTAAGGCCCGTGCTCATGGTGCTTCCGCTGCCGACTCCTACAATGCAGTAGCCACCTCTCTTCGCCTTGCTGGATTCAAGACCCCTGAAATCGATGACATCATGGTTCGGGTCAAGGCGCGTATTGACTTCGAGGATGACGAAAGCGTTCTGCGAGAGCAGGCCAAGAGCTTCGCTAGAAACTTCCAGCGTATTGCCCAGAATGAGTTTGACCAGTCTAATCTGGAAGGATTCGGTCGCATGTTCAGCGGTCGTGACGAAATCAACCAGGGCGCTGCCAAGGCAGCCAGGGGTCTGGCGCAGTCTTTCTGGGATTCATTCCAGGCCACAACCGACAGGCAGCAGCGTTTCCGCATTTTCTCTGGTCTCGAAGACGCCGTTGAGCAGCAGCAGAAGGATATGTGGGACCGACTTGGCAAGGAGAACAAGAAGGAACTTGCCAAGTTTGGTATCGATACTGCCGAGCAGCTACAAATTGCTTATCGCGACTTCAAGGGTCTGTCCGAGATTGACTTCAAGAAGAAGTACGGTGACCAGGCTCTAGAGCTTAAATATGTTCTGAACAATATGGGCAAGGAAACCGAGAGGATGGTCGGAAAGCAGGCGGGTGCCGAGCGTGAGCTTGCTCAGGCCATTGCCAAGAAGATGGGCATTCGCGGTGACGACCTAAAACAGATTTACACTCTTGCTCAGGTAATGGGCGAGCTTGATATGGCCACCATGAGTGTCAAGGATGCCAATGATGCTTACGCCAATGCCATGTATCAGGCTTCCAGGCATATGGTTGATATGACTGAGAAGGAAAAGGATGCATATGGCCTCAAGATTCTGAACCAGTACCGTGTTGCGGCGGGTCTAGGCAAGGCCAAGTCCGTTGAACAGGGATTTGGTGACGTAATCGATAGCAACACTGGCAAGCTAAAGAAGAATTCTGACGCCCTTGACCAGAATGCTGTGTCTGCGGAGGACTGGAATAGCGCACGTAAGGACGCTATGTCGTCAGCTCGCGATGCTGCAATGGGCCAGGCTGAGGAGATTTGGAGCAAGCAGGCGGAATCCGAGGTTAATGCCATCGAGGCACGCGGCCAGCGTCGTATCGACGCGCTTGATGCTGCCCAGGAAAAGCAGGAAGAGGCATTCGATGCACGCCAGGAAAGGGCCGATGCCCGCTTCGAGAAGCGAGAAAAGAATCTCGACAAGAAGTGGGATAACCGCATGGAAGCCTTCGATGAGCGCTGGGATAAGCGCATGGCGAAGGAGAAGGCCGCCTACAACAAGCGCATTGAGAATATCAAGAAGGCTATCGAGGCCGAGGAAGAAGCTGAAAAGCGTCGCCAGAAGATTTTCGAGGCGGAGAAGACCCGTCTGGAACGCATGGCTGATATCGCGAACCAGCGCATTGATTTCAACCTAGCCTTGAACACCGGAAATCTTGACGAGGCTGCCAAGGTATTCAACAATATCCAGTCCACTCAGGATTCCTGGACCCTTGACGATGCTAGCGAGGCTAGCGCAACCGGCTCACAGGCACGCATTGACAAGCTGAATACCCAGATTGACTCCATCGAAAAGGCGCGGGACAAGCGACTTGAATCCTTGAAGAAGGTGGAGGAGGCCGAGAAGAAGGCTCTGGAGGCGAAGCGTGAGCGTGAGCAGGAAGCTTTGCGCCTTGAGCGTGAGCGCTACCAGAAGGCTTTGCAGGCCGAGCGTGAGCGTTACCGTAAGGGAATTGAGGCGCAGAAGGCAGCCATTCAGAAGCAGACCGAAGCCGATGCCAACGCAAAGCGCAGGCAGTACGATAATATGAAGAAGACACTTGAGCTTGAGCTTCTTGCAATTCGCGCTTCCACTCCTCGTAACAAGAAAGAATATCAGGAGCAGATTCGGCAGATTGAGGACGTTTACAACAAGTACGGTGTTCGCCTCAAGGGATACGGTAAGCAGTGGACCGGTTATATTGGTGATTACCTGACCGCGAACATTAAGGCTTCCGCAAATAAGCTCAAGGACGACATCAAGTGGGGTTCCATCGGTAACAAGGTTACCCAGGAAATGGTCGATGGTGGATTCAATATGACCACCAAGCAATTCATGAAGTGGGTAACAACAGGCGAGCTTCCGAAGGACTATAAGGCACCTAACAAGCCAAAGGTACGTCACACTGGTGGACCGGTCGGCGGTAATGACAAGTACAATAACCGTGGTGGTCGTCACATGGGCGCGGATATTCGCCGCGACGAATCCCTCGCCCTGCTAAAGAATGACGAATATGTTCTGAGCGGAAAGGCCCACAAGGCACTTGGCACTGATGTCCTTAACTTCATCAATCAGAATGGCAAGATGCCAGCGATTGGTGGTCGCGGACTAGGATTTGCTGGTGCTTTTGCGGCGGCCCTTGCGGGCATGAACGCCAAGGCTATTGAAACTGCGGTAAACATCAAGGGTGCGCAAGCCTCCATGATGGGCATTGACGGTAACGCCATTGCTGGTGCGGCCGGTAAGTACGGAAACGTAATGCTGTCCGCTGACCAGCTACAGAATGCGGCGACCATTATCGGTGTCGGTAAGTCCATGGGTGCTACACAGCGAGACCTTATCATCGCAATTATGACCGCGATGCAGGAGTCTACGCTTCGCAACCTAGACTATGGTGACCGTGACTCCCTGGGTCTATTCCAGCAGCGGCCATCAATGGGTTGGGGTACTCCGGAGCAGATTAGAACTCCATCATATGCAGCCCGCAAGTTCTTTGAGGGTCTGCTACGAGTCAAGGACCGACACAATATGCCTTTGACTCTGGCAGCTCAGGCCGTTCAGCGTTCCGCATTCCCATATGCTTACGCGAAGTGGGAAGACATGGCCCGAGCGGTTGTTTCCGGAACGACATTCCAGCCAAACGGATTCTTGAACACCGGTCTAACCGGATGGCGTAAGCCAATGTCGAATTACCGAGTATCCCAGGAATGGAGCCACCGTCACGGTGGTATTGACCTTGCGGCTCCAACCGGAACTCCGGTTCGTTCGGCTAATGCGGGTACGGTTATTACATCTGCGGACCTTCCTGGTTCAGGAAACGGCGGATATCGTTCGTATGGCCGCTACATTGTCGTTGACCACGGCGGAAGAAGCACACTCTATGCCCACCTAAGCAGGCGTTATGCCAAGGTGGGGCAGCGAGTCGGTTCCGGCGCAACCCTTGGTCTATCAGGTAACACCGGTAATTCTACCGGTCCACACCTCCACTTTGAGACTCGTGGTCCGGGCGGATTCCCAGGATTCAACCCACGCAGCTTGATTCCTGGTCTCAAGATTGGTGGATATACGCTTAGCGACGGATTGGCAATGCTACACAAGAACGAAACCGTTCTCACCGCGCCACTTTCCGAGCAGCTAAAGTCTGGTATTCAGAAAATTGACCAGGGTGTGAATAACGATTATAATGTAACTATTGACCTACGCGGAGCATATGTTCGCGAAGAAATTGACATCGAAAAGGCCGTCAACAGGGCAATTGCGGCCAAGGAATCTAAGTTGGGAAGAAAGAGGGGCATTAAGTGAGCATGTCATTTCCGCGTCCACGTTTGATGCGGTGGAACGGAAACCCGGTCACCGACCACAACCGAGGTCAGCTTGAGGTGAGCGTTGAGCGTATTGAGAAGAAGCAGCGTCTTGCCAACGGAACTCTCAGGAAGTATATTGTGGCGGATAAGCGGACATTTTCGTGCTCATGGACGATGCTTCCGAAGCTTTCATCACAAACGGTGGATGGCTTCTGGGGAGGAGACGCAATCGAGAATTTCTACAATACGGTCGTCGGTCCCTTCTCTTTGGAACTAACCGATGGTGACGGAGAGGTTTACACCTACTCGGTCATGTTCTCTGAATTCTCCAAGCAGATTGTGAAGCGCGGCAGCGTCGATTTCTGGGAGATTAACGTTACCCTGGAAGAGGTCTGACAATGCTCTCAGGAAGCACCCAGCTCAAGAATGCGCTCCGGCAGGGCATGGCTCTGCGCTCGAAGCCACGAGTAATTGCTGAGTGGAATCATAATAGATACACGCCCATCCAGACCGTAGACAATTACGGATACGCTGAGGAAACGTATGGTTATAATCTAGAGGTATTTCCTATTGAGTCCATCACAGAGCCTCTACGTCCGACGGCTGGCCTTCTCAAGGGTCGAGCTGGAGAGGGCGCGGTTGTTCAGGGTTATGCCGACAACCCGCGCGGATATCGCACCTACACAGCCTCACCAGACGCCAAGTACAAGTATTGGACCAGCCCCGCACAGTCAACCACCACGCCATATTCGGGCGGTGGCTATGTATTGCCTCAGACAGTTCAGCCATATGTCCTGTACTCACAACCAGCGCTTACCAATAAGCTGTACGTCTGTGTCGAGAACTCCTGGCATGGCCCGAAGGTATGGGACATCCAAATTACCACTGACGGAAGCACCTGGACCACAGTAGCATCCAACCCCGTTCCGAACAGCAAGGGGCAGGTTATTCTCTACCTCCAGGCTGATGGTTCCTGGGGAGGTCTAGTATCCCGAGCGAACGCTATGTACATTCGTGGCATTCGCCTTGTCGTGAAGTCGATGGACCACTGGCATTCGTGGTTCAATTTGATTGAGGTTGGTGCTCGTCTCGAAAGAAACTTGAGCGAATACCTTATCGATTACAGTATCAAGCACGACATGGGTGAGGCTGACCAGATTACGCCGATTGGAATTACTTCTTCGAACACCGGAACTATCACCCTGTCGAATATCGACGGGATTTTCAATCACGATAACCCG